GGGATCGTAGACTTTTACAAAACCTTGAATTTGAGCCAATCCTGGAGTGATAATCATGCTCGTTTCTCCACATAAACTTCGCGTGTTTTTGGATCAAAAATACGCACATGAGCTTCAACGGAAAAAGATCCTTGCTCGTTAGGACGCTTGGGCTGAGGCTGCTTTTGCTCAGGGTTTGCAGTTACTGGCTGGGTTGGCATAGTAGTTGACATGATCTTTTATTTACCTTGTTATAATCCACGTAAGAACCTTGCGGCATCTGTGTCTGTAAGTTGCAGGGGTTGGCCATCACTAGGTGTGCTAGTCCCCGGGGCGTACCAAGTTACACCTCTACGTTGTAGAATAACCACTTCAACTCCGGCAGCCGGAGGTGGTAAATCGTTAGCAGTAAGGAACTGAATTGCTAGTGGATCGTATTCACTTTCTTGATAGTAGTTGCTGGCCAAGCTGGTGCCAGCAACGCCTGTTCCAACTACTCCAGAAGCTGTTCCTGTGCCATAATTGTCTAGCACTGTGCTGTTTCTAGTAAAAGAGCCACCAACTGTGGGAGTGCCCACAAACCCTATTGAATTCCAATTGGTTGTGCCTACAGTTAAAATTGTGTAGGTATGTCCTGTTCTAAAACTATTAGCGGCAACAACATTATTGGTAACTGTAAATACCACGCCTGGTGCCGGATACACATCGCTTGGCAATCCAATTGCATACCAGTCAGTGTTACTCACGCTGGCAATAGTATAAGTTTGTCCAACCACAAGCTGGTCGGCATAATAACCTACTCTAGCACGATTACCACCAACATAAACTTCAACACTGTGTATTTCAACAGAACTATCAGCTAAATCAAAATTGATAGTTGGAGCGTAGAATATTGTGGTAGATCCATCACCTGTGCTGGTATCGCTCACAATGTAGTTTTGATCCTGTTGTGCCTGTCTATTGCCAATGCCCATATCATATACGTCAGCACCTATCGAGTGAGTGGCAGCAGCAGTACCAGCAGTACCACGTTGTAGACCACTAATTGAATTTGTGGCAATGTCTCGCACACGATATAGGATACGCTCACCGTCAATTGTGATCACACCAAAAATACCATCACTTAAATTGGGTTCAGTGAGTGCTAGTACATCTGTAACATAGATTGTATCTGCAATTGCAGAAACTTCTTGAGCCACAGTAGTTGTAGTAGAAGCAGTAATACGGAATGTGGTTTGTACTCCGCGCATGTCTTGGAACAATCTAAACGCCATTGCATTGGGCACAATACTTTCAGTAAATTCAGTAACTGCCAACACTTGTGCTGGACCAATAACTCCCAAACCTAATATCAAATATTGTCCTTGTACATTATAATCAACACCAGCATACAGTCTATTACCATCGAGTGTAACCCATAGTCTGTCGGCCAACAATCCTTCTCGACCTAAATTAAAATCATTGTCAGGAATAGAAACACCAAGACTAAAATCAAAACTTCCAGCAGTGTCGTTATAATTGTTGGTGGAAGCATCTCTGACAGTCTTAGTTCCTGATGCAGTACCATTTCCTTGCACAGCAGTTCCTGTTCCTAACCCAGTTCCTGTTGCATTTGCAGTAAATGTTGTATTAAAAGTACTACTTGCTGCTCCTAACAACGTCCAGTCGGTGGTGCCCACGTATTTGATTGTATATGATTGTCCAGAAACTAATCCGTTGGCACCAAAACTACCGCTTCCAGTTGCAACAAATACAGTACCTAGATTATTGTTGGCAGCTCCCAAAGCAACAAAGTTAGTGGTTCCAGCAGTTAAAATAGTGTAACTATTGCCTACTATAAATTGTCCAGATGGGTATGTGCTAGTGATAGGACATGCTGTTCCTGTACCAGACCCCACACCAGTTGCAACAAATACAGTACCTGGATTATTGTCAGCAGCTCCAATAGCAATAAAGTCAGTAGTTCCAGCAGTTAAAATAGTGTAAGTGTCGCCAATTACAAATGTTCCAGCTGTAGATGTTCCAATGCTGGTACCAGCCACAAATAATGGATCGTAAACGGTGCTGTCGTAAGGTTCAACCAGTGAAAGACCAGTGGTCACAGGACCCACAAACACCAACGTCAATGGATCTTGTTGAGATGTATCATTCCAGCTGGTAATTGCAATTTGATCGCCTATGTTCAATTGCGGAATTATTATCAATCTACTAGGTGTTCCGACAACCACTGAGTATTGTGCAATAGTGCTAACTGATATTAAAATCTCAGTACCGTCTGCTGGTGGAGTAAAGAACACCACCTGACGGCCTGGAGTGTTACTGCCATCCCAGTTAGTGACATAATAATCACCGACTACTGCACCAAAATTTTGCACTTGTAAAACATTGTCAACCCAAACTTGAATATCAGTGTTTGGAATAATTGCAGACTGTGGGTATACACCTCGTTGTGGCAATCCAAAACTGCTGCTAGTTCCGTCACCAGTCCATTCAATACCTTGTGGTGGTTGCAGACGTTTGCCATTTACTGTGACCACTATATTGGCCACGTTAGTGCCTTGCATGCTGTTTTCAAGGTCAATGCTATTGGTCAATACATCTGATTCAGTAGTAGTGTGATATTGTGTTGTTGCCGTACTCCAACTGTAATTTGTAGTAGCAGTTCCTGTTCCGCTACCGTTGCCAGTGGCAACAAATACAGTTCCCACAGTGTTGCTGGCAGCCCCAATTGCCACAAAGTTAGTAGTACCAACAGTGGCAATGGTATAAGTGCGATCAATGACAAATTTGCCAGCTGCAACTGTTGATATTCCAATAGCAGTTAGAGATATACCATCACCTGCTCCGTAAGTGGCTGGTAATGCAACTAGTGATTCTGTAGTAGGTGTAAACTCATCCCAATACAAAACATTGTCTAACAAAATTCCTGGAGGCACAAGCTGTAAAGCTCTGTAATAAGATCCGCTGTTGTTCACAACAGTTTTTCGTGCGTAGGTATTTTGATAATCCCAAGGCACGCTGTTGATATAAGGAGTCCAGGTTGCGCCAGAAATATTTTGGCCATTTGCAAACAATACCAATTGATAAATTTCACTAGCATCTACAGGAATTATTACAGAATTACCTGCTTCGGGGCCAGTATAGTTGCCGCGGAATAACTGATTGCCACCACCCATTTCGTAAGCAGCAATGTTGATAATATCACCATTGGTAATGCCGGCACCAGCAATGGCTGTGACAGTTTGATTTTCCCAATCTACAACATAATCTACATCTGGTGCAAGATCAGTATCTGTGGTTACATTAGATACTTCGATGTTTACAGGATTTTGTATTAAATTGCTCCAATCTAATGCTGTTCCTTGATACTCATAATTGAAGGATCCAATATCAAACCCATGTCCACGACCAGTCCAATCTGCGCCCGGGCGTGTGTATACCCGGAAGTCTAGTGTGTCGTATTCTGATCCGTTGACCAATTCTTCTGGAGCATGGCCTTCGTATGGCCCAATGAATTCGCCACCATCCACATTGATGTCTGTTGGACGTAGTCCCAAATATATATCGGTAAAGCTGCTGGCATAGAGAGCATCTATTGGTTCAGGTACATCTGCAATCATGGTACCAGAGGCAGTGGTTAAATTAACTGCTAAACCGTCTGGCGCCAAAGCAATTGTAAAATGTGTAGGATCAATAATGGCATTTACATAATAAACTGCGCCTGCTACAATGCCCCCAAACACATTGCCGTAGAATCTAATTGGATCATTGATTGACAATCTCACTGTCTGAGTACATGTAATTTGGTTAGTTGTTGCATTGGTTGCAGTACATACCAAAGTAGGACTAACTGGTGCGCTGCCCAAGAAGTAGTCGCCCCACACTTGCACACCTGGGTAACTGGTGCCATCGACCAACAAGTTAAGGTCCAATCCAAGTTCATTTACTCCAGGAACATAAAAGCCCATGGTACGATTTATACCACTGAGAGTGGCTGCATCAATAAGAGTCCAATCTTCAAGATTAAAGTCAGGACCGACTACTGCACTACTGCCGTCTGCGCTGTTAGCTTGCCATACACGATTGTCATAACGAACCAATGTACCATTTTCATAATATCCATCAGTGCTCCAAGTCAACACAGATGTTTGATACTGATAACGGTCGTATTTGATAACAGTTTTAAAACTACGAACCAAATTGTAAAATTCTGATTGGGCTGTTGACAGATTGACACCATTGCCTAGGCCGATCATTACAGGATAAGCAGCAGCGCCTGTGCCATTGCCACCATCAAACACCACAGTTGGTGTTACACGATATCCAGATCCTGGTTTGTCCACTGTTATGGATACAATATTACCTAATGAATTGAGCACAGCAGTTGCTTCTGCTCCTGAACCAGTATCTCCGTCAGCAGGTACAATTAATATGGTTGGCGCAATAGTATATCCTGTGCCTTGATTGGTCACAGTAATTGATCCTACTTCTAACAAATAATTACCAAACCATTGGCTGTATGGCCATTCAGACCAAAGTGTGCTGTTGGAAGGAGTGTCGCTGAGTGTGTTGAATGCCTGTGCAGTAGCATGTTGGTATGGCAACAAGATTGGACTTACAAATTGAGGTATGGTCAAATCTGTGTTGTAGTAGGCTGGCAAATCAAAGTCAGTCAAACTACCTGAATAATCATCAGCACCGTCATAGGTCAGATTGAACTCTCGAACCTGCACGTGGTACGGCTTGACTTCTTGAATGTATTCGCTCACAAAGTCTTGATTGTCTCTAATGTAATTTTGATATGGCACAAGATCTCTAACTTTGTGTTGCACATCAATCAAGCTGGTTTTGATTAACCATTCTGGCGCCAGCAATTCACTTAAGATAAAATTGAACATCAAGGTAAGTGATTTGTTTCGTTCAATCTTCAACTCATCAACAAACAATTCTTCATTAATAGCTTGAATAATTTTGCGAGTTTCAATCACTGGCTCTTGGTCAAAATATTGTGCATCAAAAACTTCAACATCAAATCCAAATCTGCCTAATGCATAATCATAAATTTCGGCAGAAATCTCAATGGTGCCGTCTTCAAGTGCCACACGGTCCCATCCTGTGTCTGTGCGCAGATAAATTTCAAATTTACCTTGTGCGTTAGCAGTTACTTTGACACTTGATCCAATGGCTACAGTAAGAGTAGTCAATGTAGCGTAGTTTGGTACTTCTGCCACCACTGTTGAACTGGAATTGTATCCGGGTTTGTACCAATTGATATAACTCCAGTATTGACGTGTGTCATAGTTTTGCACACGACTCAATACTAACTCTCTCACAGATGGATCAGCAACAGTGGCCTGTACTTCGTTAATGGTCCATAAGCCTCGATTCAAACTGTTAGTGACCACAAGGTATTTGTAACCCAATGGCACAGCATAGATATTTTGGAATCCTAAAATTTCCAGGTTGGCCACACGCAGATTCCATTCACCACTGGCTACTGTGGGTTCCGGTTCTGCACTGTTCAGCAGAGTGAAAGTTCTGATTTCTGTTATAGGATACAAGGCAAACACATCATTGGCACGTCGAATGTAATTTTTTAGCGCAAGGAAACGATCCACAAACATACTTTGACGTGGGCGGAATTGCACGCCATATCTTTGAGCATAGTTGAGATTTGGATCAGGCACTTTGTTGCCAAATGTGTCAACTCCACAGAAACTGTCTTGCAGTTTACGATATAAATTATCACTTAAGAAAGCATCAGCTTGTCCTTGTGCGATCAATTCATACTCTGTGTGTACATTGGCTTCAGTGAGCGACTGATCAAATTCCACACTGAGAATGCTATCAAACGCTACAATATAATCCAACCCATTGTATATTGCAATAGTGCTAGAATTGATTGGTGCAATGTAACTTATGCCGCTGGCTTTGGGTGCTTGAATGTATGAAGCAACTGTGGCAACACTGAGCGTTTTGCCCAACTGTGATGCAGTTTCAGTTATGCCACGCACCCAGAAGTAATATTCAGTTACAAAAGTTCCAGACTGATTTAATCGACTGCTTACCACATAACTGGTAGTGCTGTATGGTGTGCCAACTCCAGTGTAATTTGCAGGTGGTACTGAACTAGAAATCCATTGGTACACATCAACTCTACTGCCAGGGAACACTTGCCCCCAACGACGGCTGGCATAAGTTGGATCGTCTTGATTGGGATTGATAAATCTCACTGTACTAATATCCCACCAAACTTCACCTAGGTGTACTATAGTCCAAGTATCGCCTTGATTGTTTACTGGGCCAACATTGTACGCGGCAGGATCAATTGCACCAATGTAATCAATATTTTCTTGTGCAGCACCTAGCACTTTTCCTTGTAATGGGTCAAAGAAATCAAAGAATTGACTCTTAGCAGAAGAGATTCGGTCATACATGTACACACTAGTCAACAGTCGTATGTCAACCACTGGTTGCTGAATAGCAATTGGTTCCCAGGCCAAACGTCTTGTGGGATTTTCAAACACATAGGCAGCACCATAATTGCTGAGTGTGCTGTCTTCAAAATCTTCATTAGGTGCGGTAGCAACTAACACTCCAGAATTATAGCTTACTGCATATCCAAACTGATCTAAATATGTCACCGCATTGGTTTCAACCTGTTGGCCAAATATAAACTTACCTGGATTGGTCACGCTGAGACTGTTGCTTGGCAAATAGTCATAAGTGTAAACTGCACCTGATTGCACTAATGATCGAGTGAAATAATAAGATGCAGTTCCTGTGCCTGATCCAGCACCAGTTGCAGTAAATCTAACTCCCACACTATTAGATATTGCACCAATTGCGGTGAAATCAGTTGTGCCGACAGAAACAATTGTATACTGTTGTCCTATCACAAAAGATCCAGCAGTGGCAGTGTTAAGGACCATGACCACTGAGCTAAAGAAAGAAGTAGAGTTACCATCAAATGTAGTGTCTGCTTTTTCTGTTGTGGTGTTATAATCAAACACCATTGGCGAATATAATGTGGCTTTTGGTGATCCAACCACAAGATTCAAGGCAGTGTCGTTTACAGCTACTGAATACCCAAATTGACCAAATTCTATTGGTCTTGGGCTGGCAATAGTCTGTGTGTATACAAACGTATTGAAGCCAAGTGCAGAAAACACTGTGCCAACAGACCCCGGCGCCAATTGCAATTTATTGCCCAGGAGTGCAGCATCAGTGTTGGTCACAAAAATAGTTAAATATCCATCAGTAGAAACTACTGCTGTGGCGTTTGGCGCACCTGTGTTGGTTCCTGCTTCGCCGCCGTTGATAGCGGCGGCAAGACCTGCTACTGTGTTGTTAGGACTGGCCGGAACAGCAATGTCAACGTTATTCACACGCAAAGTTTGTCCAGCAGTTAAACTGGTAGGAGCCAAAGTAGCTGTGATTGTGCCATAGCTCCTAGCTTGGTTCACACTGCGTTCAACCACACCACCTTTCCATACTATGCTGGAATCTTGCGGGGCGCCCACATACAAACTACAGTTGTATGGACACAGATCTAAACTTTGGCCAAAGTTTGTAAATTCAGCCACAGTATTTTCTGTAATTAACTGTTGTTGTACAAACTGATTGATTTCAATTTCAATCACATCACCCACATACAAATCTTTGTTGATGGTAATGTTGTTGCCTGAGACTGAGAATGTGTTGTTGGCACCAAAAATACTGTCTGTTTGATTGGTCAAAAACTCATTATTGACCAGCACACTAACTGGTGCAGTCACAGTTCCTAACACAGTATAAGTGTTAGAGCTGTCGTCTTGGCGAATAAATTTTTGTACGTTTCTATCAACCACATACACTGAACCAGCTTCAACTAATGTGTTAACTGTGGCGTTAGAACATCCAATTATAACTTGACGTCCGTCAGTGCTACATTGAACACTTGTGCCAAATCTTGCGCCAGCAACAACTCCCACTGTTGGTGTAATTGTTCCAGCAAGTTCGTAATAGAATTGTGATGTTACATTAATATCTGCGCCTGGTGCAGGAACATTGTAAAATGTCAATGTACCAGCAGAGTAAGTGTAATCAATGTTAGGACGTTGCAACACAGTGTTAACTGTGACTGAGAACGAATAAATGTTGTTTACTGTGAACAAGTATGGTAACAATGAATATGTAGCACCACTAGCTGTAAATGATTTAAAGAAGTTTCTTCCAATGTAAATTATATCATCAGCTGCTGGCATTGAAGTAAATGTCACTGTGGTAGCAGTTGGAGTAATAGTAACAGTGTAGTCTGTATTCAACACCAACACAACGGTGTTTTTAGTTACAATAATTTGTCCTGGTTGATCAATTTGTATGTTACTGGCTATGTTAACAGTGTTGCTAGTGCCGCTGGCTGCATATTGCAAAAATTGATTTTGCCATTGCACTTGGCCGTAAGCATAGACTGTATTCAATCCTGGTGCACCAACATACAGCCAACGCTCGTCAAGGCTCATGGCCACACTGTAGCCAAATTCTCCTGCACCCGGTGTTGTGGTGGTTGTGGTTCCGGGTAAAGTTAACAACTGTGATTGAACCCAAGGGCTGGAATTGTTTTCACCAGCAGTCGGATCGCGCCATAACACCACAGCATAGCCATTGTTAACTGGTGATCCAGCTGGCACAGGACCAAGGCTGGCACTTGCACCAGCTATAGCAAATGTTCGAGAACCAGCATCTACAGCATTACCATACCCGCGTAGTCCTATGGTGTCTAATGTAAGAACTGTGTCTTGACCAAATATAGGACTGATTGGTACGTATTGATCGCTGAAATTTTTTACATACAAATAAACACCACCTTTGGCAGTGCCTGTGCCAAACCCATAACGTGGGCTACCAACAAATAATGCTGCTCGGTCTATGGCTTGAGCTACCGACGCTCCATATTGTTCGCTGGCATCAAGTATGACTGGTGCCAATATTAGACGATCTGTAAAGGGATTTTGTTTTTGTAATACTTCCCACAATCCGTCACCATTGTCATCTACCCAAACTTTTGCACCAGGCAAAAATTGTTGAGCATAAGGTAAATTTAACACATCGCTGGCCTGGGCCACTCGCATGGTTTTTAGTGTAAAGCCTATGCCTGTGCCGTCAACCACGGTGCGATCACCCACAAGATCTAGTAGAATGTTTACTGTGGTTATGTTTGGAACACTTAACACAGTGTAAACACCATTGACCTCTGTGTCAAAGAATCGTATGATCAATCGATCGCCAGTGCGCAAGCCATGTTGACCACTGAATATGACTCTGCTAGTGCCATTGAGGTTGTCGCAAACGTGTTGAATCTGTCCTGGTATTGCTTCTGCACGATAGATGTTCCAATCATAGTCATTGACCTTGGCAACCCAAATACTGGTTCCAACTATGATGCTATTGATATTGGCATTAAGGCTTGTGGGATCATCCAAATTAAACACTGTGATATCAGCATCATCAATGTTGACATATCCTGCTGACGGCAATGCAATGTCCGTTGGCAATGTGTTAGTAGTTGGCAACAATGCTGGAGTAGTCAATGGAAAACTGCTTTTCCATACGTCGCCAAGCAAAATCTGTTGATCGGCAGTGCTTGATTCATTTGGTACAATAACTTGTACCAAGCTAGGATCACTTGATAGCACTGCACGGTTCAATCTCAAGTCAAAGAAACTACGATTGGCATTGGCTCCATACACTCCACGTTGTATTGCCCAATTTTCATAAATTTTATAATCAGCAACTTCTTTGTTGAATTTGGCTTGTCCAAATAAGTCAACACTGTTTTTGGTTCCTTTGGTCCCAAGGAACTCTCTGTAGATATTAAGTTGACTGACATCATCTAGATTTAGTGCCGCCATGTATTGTCTAGGTCTAAAACCTATCAATCCATAGCTCAACAAATCATTGTCAGCAATTAAGTTTGCTGAGTTAATATCATAGCTGTTGCTCAGTTGGTCAGCTTTGTTTGCTAGATTGGCCAACAAACCTTGTTCAATAAATGTGTAATCACTTTGATTCCAATCATTGTAGTTGAACTTGGTGCTAGGTTGTACAATAGTTGCCGCACTCCAGTACGCACCTTTGTAAGTTACTATCTCACCTTTGGCATAAGTTTTCAATCCAGTCCAAGCAGGAATGTTGTTTTGATTTAAAATAAAACCTTGTGCATTTACACTGCCGTCCCACTCTGTAGTGGTAGTGCCAGCAATATACAATCTGCTTTGTCTAGCACCAGTTACTGGTTCAAAAATCAAGTCACCAAACAAACTGGCATTATCCAACACAATCATGCTTTCAAAGCTGGTGTAACGCATGTCAATAAAACTTATACTTTGATTGTTTAAAGGTTGAATGCTAAAGTTATTGTCAACTCGCACAATGTTGAGATCTCTTACAGGAAAGTCTCTGCGATTCTGATCTAAAATAACATGCTCGGCAGTTTGTGATGTTATGGTATCTACCACTGCTTGTGCTTTAGACACTGATAACCCAGTGGCCAATGGATTCAAGTTGATCAAACTGCCATCACCCCAGCCTTGCTGGCTCCAGTACATGAATTCATATACCATCTGTGACCAGGTCATTAGATAACCATTGATCTGATTGTTAAATTCAAAGCCTTGTGATTCTAAAAACTTTCCATAACTCAACAAGAAATTGGCCACGGCACTTTCAGTGGTAAACACAAATCCGTATGGAATTTGAGTGATGTTGGTTGTGTAATTCGCAGGCACCTGAATGGTCTTACCGGCCACACTGTATGTTTGGAATTGCCCAACTGGAATGCTGGTAAATGTATTAAAGAAAGGTCTTGCAGTGCCGTAGCCAAACACAGCATATCCACCATCCACAACTTGAATCACCACCGAACTGTAAATCAATCTGTCAAATGGTTGATTTTTGTAAACCAGCAGTTGATAACTCTCTGGTGGAATCTGCAAACTAGAGTTGGTTGAATTAGGACTTGATTTTTCAGTATAAATTTTCAAATACTGTTTGTCAGAGAATGACGCCATTCTGTAGCACAGTCTCACATCAAGATTCTGCAGGTTTTTTTCCAATGCCACAGTACTGTTAGTGCCTGTAATGCGATTGTAATCCACAATCCAGTTGATGTAACTGGCTTTGCTGGTGCCATCACCATACACCTGCACACCATTGGCATCAAGTCTATAACGCTCGTTGTAAAGATATTGATCAAATTCTATGCTGTATTTGTACAAGTCTCTGTCGGCAAATAGTGCAAAGAATTTTGCTGGACGGGTGAGTGCTAACAATCGCATGGCCGCAAATGGATAGTCGCTTGAGTTCCACCATGAAGCTTCCACTGGGCCACCATCACCTGGCGTCCAACTTTTCTGGAATGACTGTGGGCTGTACCCGGCAACTACTGATTGCAATGGCGCCAATAACTCACCAGCAGTGTCAGTTGGCAGAACAGAAGTCAATCCAGGTCTTGCATAAGCTGGCAATGTGTATGCACCAACTGGATCTCTCACAAGACCAAGTTCCAGATCATCCCACAAGTTCATGTTGTCAGATGTGTATGGTGCAGGACCGTAGGTGATTTCCCACCAGTCTGGCTGCACTGTAAAGCCAAGCATTTCCCAAGGAGTCAATTCAGGTTGCTGAGCATCGTAGAAATAACGATAGATACCACGCCAGGCACCCAACAAATTATCACCATTGAGCTTGTTGGTTGAGGAACTGTAGTTGTAACTAAACGGATTGCCAACACTGTAATTTTGTGCAGTATAATCCAACTTGTTCCAACCCACATAAGTTAGAAAACTTGTTTCTAGTATGGTGTTGATTTCAGCAGAACTATATCCAGTATTTCTAAACTGGCCTGGCAACACATCCACAACATCAAGAGGCACAGGGTTGTCGTCTAGCTTGATGTTGTTGTAAATTCTAGTTTCAAATTCCAACAACACTTCGTCACGGATGTCACCAAATATAGGAGTTTGACTACCGTCATGTCCTAGTATAACTAATTGCTCTCCGGCACTGGTTTTGACTGGTATAACAGCTGGGCGCCAGGCAGGATACAATCCCATCTTGCTGGGTGTGTTAGGCACATAGGTACCGTAAGTGGCACTATATTCTTGAATGACAACAGTGTCACCAATGTTCAAATTAACTAAAATGTCAATACGTGGACCATCTGTAGCCACTGTGTATTCAAGGTCTCTAGTTAAAATTTCATTATTAAGATACACATTCATACCAAGATAATTGGCTGATGTGTAGTTGTAAACTTGCACAGTATCAAACACTTGACTGGTGGTATAACTCACTGTGTAGGTTGTTGTTGTGAACACTGCGCTGGCTGGCAGCATGTCACTCCAATAGAATGGATTGCTTGATGTGCGTCCCAGTGTAAGTTCAGCTATGACCAAATCAAGAACTTGTGATGCAGTTTCATACTGTATGGTTTGTCTGGTCACTGCTTCTAACAGTTGATTTTTGTATTTTTGGTACTCTCTGCTGTTGTATTCTAATGCACCAAAAATGTTATACTGCTGGGATCTCATGAAGTATCCAGCAAGAGTTAACGGAGAACTTTGTTGTAAAATTACTTGACCGTAAGGTATGATATTACCCAAGTCTCTAGTGTTATTGGCACCATTGATTGTTCCACGCAAGGTGGTTAAATTTTGACAAATGCTATTGTAATGAGTGCGCAATGTACCCAATGTAAAACTTGGGCTATTGGCATTTAACGGGTTATTGTTAAGATTTAACGGAACCTGATAAAACGCCACTTGGCTAACTTGATCACTAAGCACCTCAACTTCAATTACGTCGCCTACTGCATGAACAGTATTAAATGTGATAGTTGTGGTATTAGCAGTGGTGGCTACTGTGTATGTGCCTGGATCTTGAAATATTGATCCCACAAATACTTTTACACTAGGAACAATTGTCACTGTGTTTGATTGAGCAGCCACATCCAATTGTAATGGTTGCAAATTGTAAACAAATTTAAACTGTTGCGGCATCAGCGTTGGCACTGGAGCAGTTTGCCAACCAATTAATCTTTCATACGCAGTTCTTGACGCATATTCATAAACAAATCCAGAACTGATTGGCGCTGTAGTGCTTACATTGTTGATCACATACACAAATGTATCTGAATACAAATTGTTGTCAAATACAATGTCTCCTACATTGGTTAGTGAGAGATATTTGAGTGCAAGTTTCAATACTGGGTCTGTGGTTGCCGACCCGGTGGCATAGCTAAACAATTTGGTTCCCACAAATGTAGAACTAGGGTAGGTAATTCTATTACCTAAACTTATGCCATCTGCATCAAATATATCAAATAATGGTGCTTGTTGTATTGCGGTTTTTTGTTGTGCTTCCAACCAATTTACACCATCATACCAGTAGGTAATGCCAACTTGTGTTCCACTCAAACACACTGTATTTTGGTCTGTAAAAATTTCACCATCAGGTGCTTGAACCAGATTGATAATTGGTTGTGAAAAATTTGCTGTGCCGGTACCAGTGCCAACCACTTCAACTCGTATTGAATCGCCCACTGCATAAGTTTGGCCAGTAGTGCCTGCCACTGTGTTCCAATTTGTATTGCCAAGACTTACAATAGTGTAGGTCAATCCAAATTGCAAATCTGTAGCATTGGTCAATACTACAGTGTCAGGTAACACAAAATTTACCACGTAAATTTTACTGCGAACAGCAAGATCTTCGTCAGCTGCAAACACAACACGACTGCCGTCAACAAATGTATATCCATTTGTTGAATAACCAGTGCTACCTTCAACATTGCTAAATGCATCTGTCTCAGTAAAGTCAATTATATTCACCGGTTGTTTGGCATCTGTGCCCATGTTATACAATCTAACACCGCCGCGGAATTGTATAATTGGCCGCTTGCCTTTCTGATTGTTGTCTATTGCAACTGGAGTGTCATTGTATGCACCTGTAGCATTGAGTACATCAATATGAAACCAACGATTGCTGCGGCTCCATGCGTTTAGATCAGGACTGTCTCGGTCGATGGTAAGATAATCTATATCTTCAGCAGAAGCATATTCTTCTGGCGTGATGTAATTTGTTATCGGCAACAATTCTATTGCAGTGCCCACTCCGCTCACATAGTATTGTGGATTTTGACTGGCAACAGCAGTCATGGTGCCATTGGCTGAAGTTAATGTCAGTGCTGGACCGCTTTTGGTTGCACTTACTTTGAATTGACTGCTGGTAAAAACTGTGTGAACATAGTAGGTTACTCCAGCACTAACTCCGCCAAATGCTGTGCCAGTGAAAATAATTTCTTGTCCTACTGCCATTCCTTCAGTAGATTCAGTAGTAATAAGATTAATACCTGCTGAAGTGTTTGTGCAGACAAAAGCGTTAGATCCTGTGGCATAACTGGCAGGAGATACATTACCTAAAAACTGAACTTTCAATCCATTGGTAAATGTTACACCATTGGGACTGGTATAATTTTTCTTTCCTAAAATATCTTCAATGTAGATTGTGCTGCTGTTATCTTGCTCGATCAGTCTTATGGTACCAAAAATTTCTGGGTCGGTGCCATCTTGGTAATACAATGTATCCAGCTTGGCAGTAAGCACTGGCATTTCAATAATAAAGCCAGCTTGATTTTTATACCATTGAGTGCTGGCATATTCTGTACCATAGCGTATGACCCATTTTTCCAAGTTGAATATAGTTTGTATGCTGCTTAATGAAAGATAGGTATAGGGTTCAACACCAACTATGCTTGTTGATGTTTGTGAAACACTTGCGCTGATGGTATATGTGCCTACGCCACCAGTAGTACCAGTCAGTTGATCTACAATGCGTGTGCCGGCTGGAATTGTTCCGCCGGTCATGCTCATTCCTGCGGTGATGGTTCCACTTGCAACTGCTGTTACTGTTAGTGTTGTTCCCAAACAACTACCAGTAAATGTTGCACTACGATCAACATAAGTTATACGCCAAATATCATAATAATCAGTAGCAGGATTGCCTAAAGAATTAGCAAACACCAAAGTACGACTGTCGAGACTAGTAATTCCATCAATACCGCCATAGGTGGCATTAAATTGATCCAGTCTAGCACCATCAATATTTTCAAAACTCAAATCAGTAACAAGATCCACAGAACCAATGCTGGTGAGATTGTAGAAGAAATCTTGTGCTGTTTTCTGTGGCACGTTGAAATTGATTGTTCCAAGATCAGTACCATTGTCGGTAACACCATAGACAGATCTAGAACTTATGTTTGGTGTGATGGGATTTTCGCCACTAATGCCTGGATCGGTTTGAATCCAAAATCCAGGACCGTCGCCAGGCTGCGCATTGATGATGCTGATGGTCCCACGCATGAGACTTTGATTCTGGGAATTATAATAAAGTGTGTTGGGTGCATCCTGAGGTACAACAAAAGTCACTGTACCAGCAGTCGCACCGTTGCGTGTGACTCCTAAGTTATAGGCATCGCCTGTGCCTGTGGTGGGAGTAGTTTTGATCCAGAATGGAAAATCACCTTGTAAAAACAAGTTGAATGTGTATGTGTTGCCCCGAATTAAAGTAATTGGAGCATTGGGTTGATTATCAATATTGTAACTGGTAACATTGGTTCGTGTTACTCGATAGTTAACAGTTTCTTTGTTGTTTTGTGCTACTTGGAAAGTATAATTACCACCACGAACTAAATTTACTGTAGGGTTGTTGCCAGTTAATCCAGAAAATGTGTATACGCCATTGGCTCTGTTTACTATGAAATTTTGACTCAATGCCACACCTGGCGATTGAACCGTGACTACATCAGGTCCATTAGGAACCCAGTAGTACTGACTGAAGTTTACAAATGTGTCAAAGTCTATAAAAGGATCAAGACTATAATAGTCGCTGGTGTACAGTCGGCTGGGTTGTGTTGATGGACTACCTTGATATACCAACGAATCAGTTATGCCAGGATAGGTAATAGCATCAATTATTTTACTGTTGTCTGCTGGATCAATACTGATCACACCAGGTTCCAACTGATAATCAGCACGAGTCTTGTCAGGTTCAATCACATACTTGTCGTTGGGATTTACACCTGGACCAACGGTGCGGCCAATGTAGCCTTGAGTCTTTTTAAATTTTGGCTCTTGGATCAACTGATCAAGAGTAGCTGCCAAGAACTGCTTGTTGGCATCGGTCTGAAAAATTTCAGGAAGAAAATCTACGCTGCGTACTCGTGCCATCAAATTACTCCGCTACCAGGTGCAGTACGCAAGTTGGTACTGGTCAATGCATCAATAACAATAATATTGTCAATAGTAGCGCCGTTGACAAATATTTCACTGGGTTCTGCTCTTACTTCGTACATGTCGCCAAAGTATTTTTGTGTGTCTAGTGGTACAAGTACAACTGAACTGATAATTGATCCAAGATATCTGTGCAGGTATGCAGCCAGTTCTGAGAAATAAAACGTGTCACCAAAATTCCATTTGTCAATGCTGAAATATTCATTCATGGCTGCCAACACAGAACTTTGTATTTCGCTAGTGCTGGCTGTGGAATTTTGAGCACGAATAACTTTGATTGTGGCCTGCAATGTTTTGGCTGCTTTGGGACCAAACAAAGGTTTAAACGCCACAGAGTTTAGAATAATGTTGTCGCTCAACATCTTGTATTCATCAAGCCCTTGATACTCGGTACTGAGTTCATCAATGGTCGGAACGCTGGGTTCTGTCACTGTACCAGTAGTATCTGTCAACCAATTTTGATAGGCAGTATAGTATGCTTGTGTCACAACGTACAAGTCAATAATGTTAGTGGTGCCTGGATCAATTCTATTGGTCAATGGTGAGTTGTGGCGATATTGGAAGTACAATGCTTGACGTCCTGTTCTGGCGATCCACTCGCCTTCAGCATTTTGAGTTATGATTCTTACGCCTGCGCTGTTGACTGTTAGTGTATAAAACAATTCATCGCTGTAGGCATAAAACACTTGCCCAGGTGAGTATTGGAATTTGACCAATTCAATTGAATCCAATGTGGGATACTCTGAATTCACCACCCCAGGTTCAGCCAGCAAATATCTTTGCAAATTGTCAAAGTCCACAGTTTGTTGCAAGAACACCAGTTTGAGATTGGGGTTGACCGACGGAGCAACAATTTCATTGAAGAAGTCTGGGTTGTCAGGCACACCATCACTGTCACTATCTCTGTAACTGATCAACACTTGGAAGTCATCAACATAACCATCTGACTCTACAGGTTGGCCAATGATTGTGGTGTAAATGTCGCCAGGCAGTGGAGATGAGCTGTCTGGTTTGGTATTTACTGCCAACACATTAATAAAGTCTCTAATTGTGGTGCCTGTGCGACTGTCGTAAATCTTTTGGTTGCCGTAGAAGAAAAATCTTGTTTGTAACACCGAGCCAAAGTAATAGGCAAGTCCGCGGTATGAGATTGTGTATTTGTTGTCCACTGCCACAAACTGTACCATCCAACTTGCGTCTAAATTTTGTCCAGATGTATTGCCTGCGTAAGTTTGACTCCAAGTTGCATCAGCATTTAAGTTTGTACTGGTAATAATGTACCATGTACCGGCAGTACCTGTGACTGATCCGTCGTTGTCATATCCAAGACCAAAATTTCTGTACAACAAAATTTGTTGTGTCATTTCTTCTTCTATGGTATTGCTTAAATCTGTAAGAAACACAGGAATAATAGTTTCTACAATAGCACCAGTAGGCACAAAGTTGTTGAGTGCCACAGGACCCTGACCATTGGCTAAATTGCCAACTCCTCCGTTGCTGCCATCACCTACTATGGCAAGTGGACTGGCCCAAATTTCCAAATGGTCTTCGGGTCTAGTTGGCAAGCCAGGTTTTAATCTGTTGTTAGCATCAAAGTAATAAGGTTGCCCATTGATTACCGGAGCTATGAATTTAATCAAACTTTTTTGTGTAACATATCTGAACACAGTACTGCTTGAAGAATCAAATATAATTGGTACGCCTGACGCAGTTTGAAAATAGCCAGTGGTTTCATTAGCCAGTGTTGTGCTTTGATTCCAGGTGCTGAGTGCAGTAGCACCAGTGTTCACAGTTATTCTTGGAAAGTTTGCATAGTAAAACTGATTGAATGTGGCACCAGCAATGGCCGGTTGCACCTGATTGGTAATAAGGTCAGCAATTTCGTTACGGTTGGTCCAGGCAAACAGCGTGGTAGGAAGAATATTATTTTCCCACATGGCACCATCGCTAGAAAATGTATTGGTTGATGAATACTTGCCTGTGTTGTCTACCAAGTCTAAGTAACGACTGGTACCAATTGAAGCACGATTCAAGGCCTTGCTTTTGATAATTGAATTGTATAGAGTGAATGGAAACAGATTGTAATCTTCGCCATTGACCATGCGATTCTGAGTGTAGTATCTTGCTGGAGCACGTTGCTTGATAGCATCAATACTTTCACGACTTTGTGCATTGCTCACAGGCTGCGTGATACCACAGGTAAATGTAATGGTTTGCAGATTGCCATTGCGGTCAATGTAACTGATTGGCAGTACCACGTTCTGCATTTCAGCAGGATTGATAATATATTGCAAGCCGTTTGAAGCACGAACATACGCACGGAAGATGCCCACCGGTATTTCTGAAAACACACCATCGCCAAACACCATGGTAATCTGATCATTGGTTCTGCTGGTAACAGAAAATATTGGTCTTAAGGTTGCTGTTTGTTCTGCGGCCGCTGAGTAAATGTTTTCAGTGAATGTCCACTCTCGACTGACTGTGCCTACATTGTCTAACTGAAACAACCAACGGTCTTCATTGTTAACGCCTTCAATATTAATGTTTACTGTGCGATTGGCAATGCGTTCGGCCAAATTAAAGTCTTGATTTTGCAGTGTACCTTGTTTGAAGAAAAAGAAGAATCCGTTGTTGGCTGATTGATACCCCAACTGATCATTGCGATATAATATATTAAATGTGGTGTCAGGTTTTGGACTGGGTTCGTAAATGTAATCTTGTCCAGCTGTGGTAGAAGTTGTGGCTTCAAACGGCATGTTCACACCATCCACAGTAGCAGTGTAAGGGATCACCGGCAAAAATCCTGGCACCAAGTTAATGCCATATTCGTTGGTGTCAACACCCAGGATAGTTTGACGATTAGCAGGACGGCCAATCTTTTGACTGCTAACCAAAGATGCGTTCACAATGGCATTCCACTGTTCCAACCAGTCAAAGTTTGTGGGGTCAGCCCAGTTTACCGTAACGTTGGCCAAGTTAACGCCATTAAAGTCTGTGACATTTTCTGTTGTGGTCACTGAGAATGCTTTGAGCAAGCCCTGGGCTGCGGTATTGCGTTTGGCAGTGTAACTGACCAAGTTAGCCAATCTAGTAACCGAGTCTCTGCGTTCTGCTGTGTCTAAATAGTTTTCTCTTGTGTTTAAATCTGTACGGAAAGCAAGAGCTTGACCCATAAACGCAATCACGTCCAGCAGGGCAATGTATTCTGATGATTCAATGTAGTCATTGAATGTTTCTGGATAGTACAAACGCAGGTAATCAGTAAAACTCTTGCGTAGAGTTTCAAAATCATAACTTTGAAAGTCTGCTTCGCGATAGGTTTGATAGATTTGTTTCCAATCTTCTACACCAAATATCGCTGTTTGTCTAGTGGTTTTTGCCATTGCGTCTGGGCCTTGTATTCTTTATCTGTTATTTATGTAGATAAAAAACGGCGTAGTTATACATAGCTGGCTGAACGACTGACTTGATTGAAGAATACACTTAGTATTTCAGCATCGACCCCGCCTACTGTTTGTATTTCTATTTCAATTAGCATGCCGTTTTCTTGAGGATACACGTTGATGTTACTAATGAATATTCTAGGATCGCCACCAGCCACTCGTTGCACTTCATCAATGATGCCTTGTTGAACAGCGTCAACTTGATTTTCAAACAGATAATTCCACAATACTGTGCCATATCCCGGACGGCCAGGCAGTTGACCTTGACGAATATTAAACGCATTCAAGAGATCGCGCTTGACCAATTCAAAGTCCACAAGTGTGAATTTTTTGTATTGATTCTGAGTGTTGAAGCCAACAAAGGTAGTCATAACAATATTTATGCGGTAGTTTCGGGCCTTGGATAGCCTATTGCGGTAAGGCTCGGAAGTCCCCGGCGCAGTCTTTCGGCATTCACCCGATCCCACACTATCTCGTCATTTCCAGTGTAAATCAAGTCCTCGTCTTTGGTATTGGAATAAGCACTAGATTCTATGGCTACCGGCAAAATACTAGGCACTTTGGCATTACCCACAATGCGTTTAGCGGC